CTAACTGGTAAGCCCATAGGGCTCCAATGTGGTGCCCGGATGGGTTCCCGCTTGGGGTACTGGCTCCGGGTGGTTTAGAAGATGAAGTTATTCAGAAAGTCTGAAAAACTTGATCTCTCCGTGCGTGCGCCTTGTGCGACCACACGGAGTGGCGTGGGTGAAATTATTCTCCCCGCTGCGAGATACGAGGCATGATCACGGTCAGCCTCCGAATTCTCTCTGTCCGTCCTGATCTCTTTGGCTCGGTACGGATTAATTGGTATTAGGCCCTCGGCAAGGAGCCTAATATCGTCAGGGTTCCTATCTCCAATTACTTGGAAAGGGGGACCAGCTCCTACACTGAACGATTTTACGCTCAGTAAGGACTCATCTCGAAATCGTTTAGGTATAAACCCTACTTCGATTACATTCAATCCTCCCTCGAATTTCTTTTCGTAGAGGATGTGCACACCGGGCATAGGAAACGGTATACGTTTCCTGCTCGGATTCGGTGATGGACTCCGAACTCTTTGGAGAACATCACCCCAACCTAAAGTTAACACTCGAGGGTTGGGCAGGACGCGCGCCGGAATGGTGCGTGCTTGCCTTAACCCCTCGGGAGTAACCAAGGGCCTCGTATCCTCTATGATTATTTCATCAGAGAGGACGGAAAATGGTCCGGTGTCAGATTCTAACGAAGCTGCCCGTAACTCGTTGTCTAGAATCAGTTCTTTATATGATCCTAGCGCAATATATCTACCCATTTCTCTTATCGAGATATTGGTAAAGTGAAGAATGACTTTGGTGAGCGGGTCGCCCATCATCATTCCTCTTACAAGTCTCACATGGCGCGTATGCTCGTCCATGAGAGATGGCTCTCCAATATGGGAAAATATTCCTTTCCCATTGAAGTGTACGAGTCGCGGTGAAAAACAAGTTTTCACGACGACTTTTTGGAGTAGAGAGGGTATTCCACACCTCTCCATCCACTTAATCGCAATGATTTTACACACTGTGTGATGCATTGCGTCGGTCGCTGTCACAAAATCTGTGCATTCAGCGAATATGTCTTCGTATACGACTTCACGTACGAACGAAGATGCAATTCCTGTATCAGTCTGAGACTTTTTACAGAAAGATTCATCCGGGTTTTGATAAAACTCGTTGAACAGGTTCCATCCATGGGCGTCTTTTCCCATGCCGGATTTACTCGTGTCTACCTTTGATAAAGGGTAAGATACGATCTTATTGATTACGTCTAAAACAAGTTTTAGGCATATCATTCCTTTGGTGACAGTGCGGGCCTTTCCCGGTTCTTTCACCACAGTGACGTATACCTGGGATATTTCCTCAGGTGACATCGATAGTACTTCTTCTAGAGCTCTCCAGAAAATGTATTCTCCTGCTTCGGAGCCTTGTAAAGTTATATACTTTTCAAAGGCCCCCGTGTAAAGGCTTATTACCCTTCCGGGTCTGCCGTTACCTGCTTCCGCCATTAGTTCTCCAATGGCTTGAAGTGACCCGCCCTCCTGTCTGGTTCTTTCCCAGCAGGCAGATGCGGTAATTGTTATACGTGCCTTAGTGCTAAGGCCCGTAAAAACGTAGTCTGGAACTTTCTTCATGGCAAGTTCCATCCCTACAGCAACCAACCTAAACGCCTCCGGCGTCAAAGGCTCTGGTTCAGACGAAATCAAATTTAGGAATTTGTATTTCGACTGGTATACAACGAGAGGGGGCGGTGTTCCCATTCCCCTTGTTTGAGATAATATAGACCTTATAGAGGTTGCCCATATATCTCCCTTTACATCTAATGCCTTTCTAAAGATAGGTATAAAGATTTTTAGCCAATGAGGGACTGATCTCTCATAAGCTTCTGTCTGTAAATACTCGTCCCTTCCGGATAGAGCATACAGTTTAAAGTCCTTCCTTACTGTTTTAAGTTCGGAATACCTTGTTTTTACGGCTAGGATCTCCTTATTGAGATTCCCGTCGTAGAACTCATCGTCCAATAGGACGTTGAGATACTTGAGCACAAAAAGGTCAAATTTGTGCCAAGACCACTCTTCGTTAGGATACGCCAAGTACCTTTGAAGAAATATTCCTTGGACTGTTTTTAAACATTCCAGGAACCTCGCCGATCTGGCTCTCATATTCCTAAGAGAGCTATCCGCATAAATCTCCTTCACCTCCTTGGGACTCCAAGAGGGGTGAGGTTTGCCTTCAAAATAGAATGAAATTTTCTTTTGAAATCTTTTGGCCCAAGAAATTGTTTTCAATTCGCTTGGTCCTGGCTTAAATTTTATTTTAAGCTCTCTAGCCCGGTTGGCGTTCTCGCCTCCCGCGGCTAGCTCTACGAGTTTTCTACCCCAGTGGGTTCGCTCGTATATGAACCTTATTTTGGTTCCTAGGTCGGAAATGTCTGTAAAAGTCACTTTCCTCCCCTTTGCTCCTGTCCATCCTGGTATCAGTCCGGTCGGGATCTTGTCCTGCATTCGTAATTTATTACCATGCCAGACGTGTAGATGGAGATTCTTAGAGTATCCTCTTATGGGGCCCCCTTCTTCGTTGCTGACTCCGTCACGCATCGTAGATAGGGAGTACCCTTG